GGCTACTGATGTTCAATATCTTCCCACTCGGCCACTGTATTTCGCGGCAAACGATCAGATAGCAATCACGTGGGCTAATGCAAACTCGAAGGCATGGGCCATAGAGATCATTTACGAATAGGGGATAATATGGGATTAGTCGTAACCGTTGCGCCGACAATAGAGCCTGTTACTCTTGCGGAAGCTAAAAGGCATCTCCGTCTTGATACTGGCACGTTTGCCGATGAAGTAAGCTCGACTATTTGCCTCGCCCCTGATGCATATGGGATAACTCCGGCCTATGGAATAATCGGGACCGGCGTCGATGTTTTGAATAAGTCGGCGCTGGTTCAGATTTCAGTTGGATCGGTCGCGGCTGGAGCTACGCTTGACTATAAGATCCAGGAAAGCAACGTGCTAGGATCGGGATATACCGATTGGCTCGGAACTACCTACACACAAATTACCGCCGCCGGTACGGTAGAAAAGCAATACACCGGGATAAAGACTTATATCAGAATCGTCGCTACGGTAGCGGTCGGAGCTATCGACTTCGGATGCTCGGTCATCACCGGAAACTACATGACAGACGATGACACTTACGTAACGGCATTGATTACTACTGCGCGGCGGATATGCGAAAACTATCAATCGCGCTCGTACATAACCAGGACTTACGCCTTGACGCTTGACGCTTGGCCGTGCGCTCCGTTTGATCTTCCCATGCCACCGGCGGCGACCATCACGTCAATCGTCTATACGAATAGCGCCGGGACTGCGGCAACGTGGAGCGCTACGGAATACCAGCTTGACGCGACCGGGTTTGTCGGTCGGCTTGCTCCGGCTTACGGATATAGCTGGCCGTCGGAAACATTGCGCGAGCTTGCCGGAATCACAATAACCTATACCGCCGGATATGGAGCAACAGCCGCAAGTGTACCGGAAGATATACGCCATGCGATCATGATGCTTGTCGGCGATCTGTATGAGAACCGCGAAGATACTAACACGTTTGCTAACTTTGCCTCGCCTGTTAGCGTTTCGTGGAGCGTCAAGGCGCTTCTTGGATTCGATAGGGTGATATCAGTATGAGGGCAGGACGGCTTCGGCACTACATATCGATCTACTCGGTACAAAAATCCGGCGGTGTATCTGGCGCAGAGACGCTTACACTTCTAGGGAAGTTTCCGGCTGACATAGATCCTATCAGCGTCAAGGAATATATGTCTCTTGGCGGAACCTCCTCGGATGTTACCCATAAGATAACAATGCGTTATATCAAAGGAATCACGGGAGCGCATATCGGGATATTCGACGGGCGGCGGTTCAATTTTAAGCAACCGATTGACCCGAAAGAGATGCATAGGGAGCTTCAAATAATGGCGGTAGAACAGTAATGGCCTTTATAGAAAACGCTCTTTATAACTACATAATAACACAGTCGGGTATTACGGCGTATGTCGGTAATGATGTTTATTCAGCCGATGCTCCGGTAAACTCTGGACTCGAAACCGACTATATCCGCTATCAGGTAATAACAAAAGAAAACGACCCGCTCTATTTTGGGCTTACTAAATGCGGAGAAGTGACGATACAGATTGATACGTTTAGCAAGTTGCAGGCGAACTGCATAGCGATAGGGGCCTTACTGGTAACGGCTCTGAATAGGTTTTCGGGGGCAATCGACACGGGCATAACGGTTCATTTTTCTACCATAAGCGGGCCGATAGTCGAACGCGATACATCGAATGAACAGTGGTACCATGGAATAAACGAATGGCGAGGAGATTATGAATACTAAGCGGCTATGCATCGTCGGTGGCGGATCGACTCGAATGTCTGCTCCATTCTCAAGTGATGCGGTGATATGGTCAACCATGAGCGTAGGGCAAGAGCTTCCGCGCGTGGATGCATGCTTCGAATTGCACGATGCTGTTTACTCTGTCGATCAATTAAATGATGTCAGATGCATGATCTATTCAAAGGAACTTATTGAGGGCGTTAAACACAACCAGCGATTTCCCATTGAGTCAATAATTAAAGAGTTCGGGAAACGCCTTAATGGCACAGTAGCGATGATCTTGGCTTATGCATATCTTGTAGGATACCGCGATATATGGCTTTACGGGATTGATTTTTCATCGGATGCAGAATACTCGCGTCGTAATTTCTTCTACTGGATTATGGGATATATAACCGCGAAGGGCGCAAAAATAACGATACCCGAAGGCGGGCTTTTGAGCGATACGTGTTCTACATATTCTTATGAAAATAGCGGAACTGAGTACATAGAAAAAATACGTCAGGACGTTTTGGCTCAAACTAACGGTGATATAGAAAAAGCGCTTGTGCTACGTGAAAGGCTTGGATATAGGAACGGCACTTTAGACGTTCTATCGCAAATTGAAAGGAGGCACTAAATGGTGTCTACTGGATTCTCTGTTACTATGAAGATTTTAACCGGAGGTACTTGCACGTGTACTAACGACGTGATTTCAGTGGCTCTGGGTACTTGTACGACTATCCCGTACATCGATACCTACGATGCGCCGTGGACTCGTGAGCTTATACCCTATACTGGGTTCGGTGACAAGATAGCGAAGAATTTGCCTGGCATGCCGTCTATGGCCATTACGTTTTCGGGTGGTCTTGACCTTACCAACGCGGTGCAGCTTGCGCTATATAACGGGCTTGTATGTTCTAGCCCGGTGACGCGCATTCTTAAAATAGCCGACGGTGGCAAGACGTTTACGCATCGCGGATATATTACTGGGTCAGGCTCTGGAAGCTCTGCCTCTGGTAAGTCTACGTTCAACGCGACAATGCAGTGTACTCATCTTCCTACCTTGACCTAATGGAGAAGTTGTGAACATCAATATTAACGATGGCGAGCGATACATTCCCGAGCTTTATGGAAACGCGAAAGACGAAAAGCCGATGGCGTTCAATCTCCAATTCCTTAGCGTAGAGGAAAGCGATCTCCAGGATTATTACGAAGTCACTTCGGCAGGGAAGGGTAAGGCTAGAACTAGGGCAAACTATTCAGAAGTATTTCGGCGCGGAGTAAAGTCTATCGAGAATTGTTTTGTTAACGGGAAAGAGATCGTATCATCCGAAGAGTTTTTGACGATGGTTCGCGGTTCTCCAAAGCTTGCACAGATAAAAACAGATGTTGCGCTTCATATCATGGAAGGCGCAGAGGTACCAGAAAAAAACTCGTAACGACCTTCGGCCTTTGGGCCGGGGGTCATCTGACTAGGAATGGAACGGTGCTTGAAACGCTAGAGGCGTGTGATCATGCGGGCGAAGATGAATGGCGATTGATACCGGGAGAAGGCGAACTACTAGACGAAGTTTTTTTGCGCGACATCACGGGCATCGTTCGGCCAATTATAGACGCCGGGTTTTTTCTGGCGATTAGATTCTGGAAGCGGTGCAAGGATTTCGGGATGCCAAAGGATTGGCGCAAGATGACGGTAGCGCAGCTCGGGGTAATAGAGATGTTTGATAGGTTGTTGGCTAAATCGAACCGGGGGAAAAATGCTGGAGCTTAGCGTCAAAGGATCGCTCGGAAAGTTTAGCTACCTCAATCTTCCGGATAAGATAATCGACAAACTGCTAAACATTGGCGCGATACAGGCATATAAGACGGCAAAGGCTAAGGCGCCATATCTACCCGAGCATCCGATACACTTGCGAGATACAATCAAACGGCTTGACTTCTTGGCGGCAAGATACATAAAGATATCGACAGATTCTCCCTATGCTTTTATAACCGAGTTCGGATCCTTCCTTAGGAAGGCCGTACCGTTTATGCGTTTGGCAAAGGCGGCGGCCCAGCGCAAAATGAAGTCTACTATGAGAAGCGCCGTGCTTGAATCAGCAAAAGAGGAGAAGCAATAATGTCTCTTACAACCGAGGAGCTACAGCTTAAAATCTCGGCTAATATTGCGGACGCTTCTTCTAAGCTGAAAGAGATAGACTCGCTCACTAAAAAAACCAGCAAGAGCACGAAAGATATGGGAATGTCTTTTGCTCGAATGCGCGATATCATGCAAGGCCCTGTCGCCGCGTTTAGGCTTGTATCTGGAGCCATAAACAAACTAGGCGCAGAAGTTGATAAGTATATGGCTATTGCAGCCGAAGCGGAAAAGGCCCAGGCCATTCTTAATTCAACGCTTACGGCTACGGGCGCGAACGCATGGACAAGTGCGGCCAAGCTTAACGAATATGCCAAGACTATGGCCAAGGTAACGTTATTCGAGGATGATGCCGTTACCAGCATGCAAGGAATCCTGCTTGGCTTCCGGAATATTCAGGGGATCAACTTTGACCGGGCATCGACTGAAATACTAAACATGGCGCAAGTCATGGGTATGGATCTTACGAGCGCGGCCCAGGCGGTAGGGAAGGCCCTCGACAATCCGATAGCCGGGCTTGATTCTCTTTCTCGCCAGGGGTTCAAGTTTAGCACTGCCGAGAAGGCGATGATAAAAGAGCTAGTCGAAACTAACAGGCTGGCTGAAGCTCAGGACATCATACTAAAAGAGCTATCAAAGACATACGGAGGGGCGGCGGCGGCGGCGGCTGATACGGCTTCGGGTAAATATCAAAACATGAAAAAATCCATAAGAGAACTAACCGAAGCGATATCTATTGCAATGGCTAATAGCGGAGAATGGGAAAAGATAGGCGGATTTGTAAACACAATCGCCGACGGGATGCAAAGACTTAATAATACAAAATCGGCGGCTAAAAAAGTTAAGGAAATACAGGACTTAATGGGAACGCGTGGATTCCAGGGGTCTGGCCTATCAAAGCAAGCGGATGCTATCTCGAAAATAGGACTGTCTGCTGATGATGCAGTTTCCGCGATAGCCGATCTTGATAAGATGCTAAAGGAAGCAACCGACGTATCAAAGCAATGGTATACAGTATTAAATCCATCTGCGGCCGCTAACACAAAGAAGGACATTGAAAAACTAGAAGCCCAAAAAAAAGCGCTTAACGATGTTCTCGATATCCTAAAAAAGACAGGGACGGAAGAAGAAAAACGAAGGATAAAAGCTGCCGAGGCTGCGGCCGAAGAAGCTAAAGCAGACGAAGTGGCAAAGAAAGCGGCCGAAGATGCTGCGCGATTAATAGTCGAAGAAGCCGCATTGCAAGAAATGTTAGACATTGAGCGCGGTAAAAGATTAGGAGAATATCTACAGCAAAAGGAAGACGAGAAAGCTTTAGCCGAAGCATATAACGCGGAGCTGCAAGAATCAATCGCTAGCATGGATGAAATAGCGGCGTTAATGGCAGACGAGACGTCGGTTACGGTTGATGCATGGGGAGAAAAGCTAGATGCGGCAAAGGCATATTTTGACTATATATATGGTGCATCGCTTGATGTGTTCGATTCATTCGTTGATCTTGAAAAAAACAAGAGCGACGCGCTAGTAGCTAATCTTGAAAAGCAGCGAGAGGCACAGAAAGAAGCCGGACAAGACACGGTAGCAATAGACGAGAAGATCAAGGAAGAAAAAAACCGCATAGGCAAAAAGCAGTTTGACGCGCAGAAGCTAACATCTATTGCGAATATTGCCATAAGCACGGCAGAAGCCGCGATGAAAGCCTACACGCTCGATCCGACCGGCTTCCTGGCCGGAATAATTGTAGCCGCTGGATTAGTACAGGGAGCCAATGCGGCGAAGCAAGAGTACGTTCCGATGGCCGAAGGCGGCATGGGAACGGTAAATAAACCGACGCTATTCCTCGCTGGCGAGGCTGGACCGGAAGACTTCGCATTCGGGCCTAAGCGCAAGGGCGGACTATCTGGGAGCACGGTTGTCAATAACTTCTATGGTTCTCCATGGGCAATAAAGGAAGCCGAGTCGATGATTATGGGAACGATGGCCCGCGCGGGGAGAGGTTACTAATGATAAAAAACGCATCGCAAAGCTGGAAGGATAACTGGGCGAAAAACTTTAACAATGGAGTGCGCTTCTACATTGATCCTCGCCGAGTAGAGTATGGTATTATCTCCGGTTCTGAAACGTACCACGATAATCTAGCTAGCGATCCGGTCAATGGTCGCTATAGCCTGGCGCAATCGACCTCGGCATACATGGCACCGTTTTCGATGCCTATTACCTTCGAGTGTCTGGTAAAGCCTCAGTGGGCCTATGACGTTGCGTCCGATGTAGAGTTCTGCAAGTTCTATTCTGACACCTACGATGACGCGCTTGTGTCGTTTTGCTATTATGCGGCTGATAATACGATAGGCGTCAAGGCGTATACGAGCGCGGGCGGGGCATCTCCGGCCCAGGTAGACACGAAGCTTGCCAAGGTATACACGTCGAACGATGATCTGCAAAAGTGGATTAGACTGACATGCATAATCTCCACAACGGCGATTAAGATATATTCAGATGGTGGAAATGCCATATCAAGCGCGTCCGATATCAGCGCGCATAAGTCGAAGGTGCTTTTCTCGCCTAGTAATAATTCAAGCTCGTTCATTAACTACTGCCTCATATTCTACGGCTTCGAAGCAAGCGCCGCGCAGGTTGCGAATCGATATAGCGGCGTCAAGAACGAACAAGTATTTTTCAACTTCCAGCGGGCCGGTATTGGTCGTACACGATGCGATATTACCAGCTACGTAAAAGATTATGGACATGAATACAAGGACGGATACAACGCGGCCACGGCTTCGATATCGATAATGAATCCCGAGGGTGAGTTCTCGGCGGATCAGTATGTTCCTTTCGAGCCGCAATCTAAGTCATATAACGGCGTCTACGCGGAAAGATACCTCGCTCAAAACTCTGTCGGTCTATCGATGGAGTACTGGAGTAAGCAGAAAACCAAGATCGATGGGCTTGTCGCTGCTTATGATTTCACTGGACTTCCGAATATGCCTGATAGCGTAGCTGGATCATCGTACTATAACGATATCTGGACAACTACCGACTCATGGGTAACCGGAGCGGGAGAGGGAACGCTATATATCGGGAACCAATTTTTGCGCAACGTCGGAGTAGTAGCGGGAAACAAAATAGCAATCGAGAATACTACTAGCCGGGCTAGCGTTTCCGGTGATTCGTTACGCATACGTGTGCGCTCGAATCGCTCTTACGAGATGGAAGCCTTCTACTATCCGTCTGGAGCCAAGACGTCTATTGGTACTTTCAACGTTAGACAGGCATGGTCAATCGTAGAATTACCAATGACAAGTGCAAGCGACGGAATACGCATAGAGTCAACCAGTAATGCTGTCGATGGCGATATCCTGGTATTTGATTATATCTATATCGGAAACGGGCTATACGCTACCGAGATAGCCGACACGACGGGGAATGGATATGGACTAACGGCTTCTGGAATGTATCCAAAAGAAGTATTCCAGGGCGCGGGTGCTAACTTCGATGGTGTAGGTGACTTCGCTATGCGCGAAATGTCTGATCAAGCTATCAACTCTTTCATGTTCCAGTTCTCTGTATCGGCTTTTGATAATGATGCTTGTATCGGAACATTCCACGATGATGGTACGGACAGCTTCGGCATGGGCGTTGCGTTCGTGAATGCAACCACTATCCGCGTACACCACGGGCAAGGAACTGGAGCGGCGGCGGCCTATAAGGATATCACTGTCTCGGCTTATGCGCTCAATACGCTCTACCACTGGGCGCTTACTTACACAGCGGCTGATACATACTTCCGCATCTATCGAAACGGAGCGCTTGTCGGTACTAGCACGGCGGCGACATTTGACGCGACTGCCAAGATAATGTCAATCGGGAAATATCAGTACATGGATAAGACGTTATTGACGAATGATTCCGGGGCATATCTTATCACGCCATCGGGCGACTTTATGGAGAACGTATGAGCATACAAACCTTTACCGCCTATGTGGCCGGGCTTACTAATGCAACCTCGGTTGTCGGCGCAGATGAACCAGTAATCAACCAGAGCGGCACGGTTAAGGCCGTAACGAACACCGTGCATCGCGCGTACCTTGATGGATACTATGGAGTCCAGGGCCGCAAGGTGGGGCTAAGGATATCGTATGTTTCGAGCGACGTGCTATCTGTCGGAGTTGGAGCCTGCGAAGTAAACGACGGGACAGACAGTTGGTGGGTCGAGAAAACATCAGCGACCGCGATCAATTCGGGGACGACGAACTTCCCTGGAGCGGGAGCTTGGGCGTTTGTAGCAATTAAGGCTGATGGTACTATCGCGCTTTATGCCGCAACCGGGACTGCCGCGCAACGCCCTACGAACAACCTTTTCCAGCTTACCGGAGGATCTATCGGATATGATGATATCGGGAAGCATGGCTACTACTATGACGCAGACGAAAGGGTAATCGGGGCAATACATAAGGTAAGCGCGACATCATGGTATATCATAAACTGCCAAAACGAAATGGATGAAATAGGGATAAACTCTGCCGGGAAGTGGTCGCGTATAAATAATAAAATAAAAATAATTATCGGAATAACTACTCCAACTGCGAATGCTAACACTAATTACACGCTACCAACAGCATTAAAAACGTTTGTAGCTACTGCTGGAATAGGAGAATGCGGGATCGCTAGCAATTATTATCCATCATCTTCAGCGGCTACGCTATATGCATGGCTTACAAATGCTACGACAATGTCATACTACACGAATGTTGTGCAACCATGTTATTTTGTTATTGATGGCGATTGGTATTGATAAATGTCTAATTTTATATCTGGCGACATAGCAAACTTATCCGCATACTCTGGCACACTTACTTCCGCCCAGATATTAACGGCCTATAGCGAGCTTGTCGATACGTCTTACCAGCCAGAAACCGATGCGGCCTTTGAACAATTTTTCTATGGCACTATAGAGAAGGGAGCATTCTCGCGGTCTGTATCTGTCGGCGGTATCCCAATGCTAACGCTTGGAGCCGATGATAGCGTAAAGGATATGGCTACTAAGAAGGTGCGTAAGTCTCAGAAATGGGAGAACTACTATCACGCGCGGGCTACGCCTTCAAGCAATTCGCTTCTACACGAATATGCGTGGCTTGGGTCGCGAAAGGAAGTATTGAACTATCTCGGAGACTCGGGCTTTGAGGTCGCGACGATTGCGAATAGTTGGCTAACCGACTCTACGCTTACCAGGTCGAACACTGTAGCGTTAGGCGGTACATATTCAGGATACATAAACGGAGCTGGATACATTCGGCAATCTGTCACCATAGACCTGGCGTCCTATGAGATATTCACATTCCAGATTTACGCATACAATACAAGCGCGGAAACGATAACACTTGATATAAAAGAATACTCGGGCGCTTCGATTGTTGGTACAACGTCGAGCGCGGTTGTATCTTCCGGTTTGGGGTGGCAGCTGTTCAGTGTTGCGCATACAGTAGCTTCGTCATCGTCGAATAAACTTACTTGCACCGCGACAACGACGGCCGCTACATATTACGATATGGCTATGTTGACCTATGGATCTGAAAAAGTATTTGATGTTCCGACTACTACGGAAGGGACGGCCGGAATCATAAGCGAGGCTATTGCAACCAGTGGCTATTATTATCCGCTAGGGATCGATGCTGAAAATGTTTCATATATCCATCCATGGGCGATCATGACCGACAAGGACAACCCATGGGATATGATTAAACAGCTCTGTGACGCATCGCTATGTCGGCTTATCCATGTAGATAGCTCTGGTGTTCTAAAGTTTAGGTCAAGCCAGACTTCAGATATCGACGTGCTGGCGACCGGGCAGATACCGAAAGCCTTTTCTATGACCGCAACCACTCAGCCGCTGACATCAAATAAGATTGTTGTCGAGGGTGTATTGATTGATAAGCAGAGCGCAGTATCAAACGTATTTAGCGCTATGGTCGCTCTTTTCGCTTCGTCTTCAACGTTCGATGGATCAATCCGTGCCTGGTTTACGCAATCGGTAGCGGCTGGGGCAACGTGGCCTCCAGTTGCCGACTACCCAAACGGGGTCGAATGCTTGTATAATACGTCTGGAACGGCCGGTGAAAATGAACCATCCACTGTTAATATAAGAGGAATAAGTTAATGGCCGCATTTGAGTTTGGCAAGTTTATATCGCTAGTAGGTCGCGCGATATCGTCCATGTTTGGAGGCGGCGATCAAGCTGCCCCTATTTCGGCGGCTGTCGCGACTATGCCAGAGCCAACAAAAAAAAAGATATATAAGGACGCGAAAAACAAGACCTTCATCGGACTTGCTAACCCAACGCTTAACCCACCGCGCATGGGTATGTCGGCGACGGACTATGCGAATAGCACAATAACTTTTGACACCACTTCATACATTGACCGCGCGCTCGTAAGCGTAGAGAATACCGGGTCGGCTTCGATAACAATTAATGGATTCTCAATTCGTGGGCAGCAGGTTGTCAGGCTGTCTGGGCTCAATGGTCTGAAATGGGAATATCTAAACCGACGCGACATCGATATCAATGGAGAAAAAGAGTTTAAGATATCCAGTAATTTCATAACGAACGGCGCGCAGTGTGCCGACATTGGCGATTATATCAGAAAAGAGCTTGAGCCTCACGATATGTACTCGCTCACGCTCAAAGGGGTTCATCCTTACTTCGAGGTCGGCGACCGATCTGAGCTTGTCTTAGATTACAAGTTGCCGACAATGCAGTTTCCTACCGAACAGATCGCGGTCGATGTTGAGATACGCGGAGTCTCGATTCATCGCTCGGTTGGATCGATCGGCGAAACCATGCTTTCCGTTCGTGTCCCATCCGGTGAGTGGAATAACACTACGCCGACCAAGGCGCGATGGATCGCAAGCGGGCGCATGGATCAGGAACAAAATCGATCAAACGTTTTAACTATAGGGGCATACGATTACGCCGGGACTGCCGACATCTATTGCGATGGCGTAGATGACGATGTCGAGATACAGGCGGCGATAGATCAACTATCGGCCGAGGGGGGCGGGACGGTTCAGCTTTCGCGAGGACATTTTATAATTGGGGCATATATTTCTGTAAAAAACGGCATAGAATTATCAGGGGAAGGACGTGGGACTATATTTAATCCTAAAGATTCGACAACAGGATCGCTTATAGAAGCATCGCTTAATAGCGGAGATGCGTGTATTATTTCTGATTTTACTATAGACGGAGAAGGAGCAACTATAACGCATACAGGGCTTATGTGGGGGATTATATATGGAGATAATGATTATGCTGCAAAGCGGGCAGAGATAAAAAATATTCATGTGAAGAATTATAACATAGACATAGCCTCAATATATATATTTTATAAGCTAAACTGTATACAAAACTGCGCCGTATATGATATTACAACAACAGGAGATATTAGAATATATTATTATATGGAGATAGCAACAAATAATACCGCATATGGGATAACTTCAACTACGTCCGGGAAGGCTATATTGATATATCAATCAATTTCAATACTTAGCGCGAATGCGTCCTACGGATGTAATAGCTCGGGGACAATACGCGGATACTTTTATTGTTATAACATGTCGTCTTGTAAATCATCGGGCCATGCCGCAGGCCAATATATAGGATTTAGTCATTCTAACAATATTTCAGTGTGTGAAAGTAGCGGTAATACTGGGACTAGTATTGAAATAGGATTTACAGATTGCCGGTCGATGCAGCAAAATCACACAGATGATACAACGAAATACAATGACAGCTACGCCGACGCAGGAACATCAAACGCATGCGCCGATACTGCGGCGGGCGGTTATAATAGTTAAAGGGGAGTATATGGAAACAGCAACATGGGCAACTATAGTAATAGCCGCAATCGGCTTCCTCGGGACTTCCCTTATCTCTTTTTTCAAGGTTGGTAAAATCGCGAAAGGTATCGAGGTTACCAGCAAGGACGTTGAGGAAATGAGCAAAGCTTTTTCTTGCTACAAAGAAGCTCACGCCGAAGAGCACAAGAAGGCCGAAGATATGACGCATGAGAATAATCGGCGCATAACTGGGATCGAGGCGACAAACGACGGAT